ACATCTCCTGTTGGGTATACAGATTGGGGATCTACTGGAATGCAAGCAATTGTAGGCGGTGTTAATTAACACCGCCTACTAAAGGTCTTAGTCGTCATCCATTAAGGATGCAAAGACTGAAAGATCATCATCATCATCGTCTACTGATGACTTAGATTCGACATCGAAGGGAATGTCATCATCAAGAAATTCTTCTGATGATTGCTGTTTGACAGGTTCCGGCTTTGGATTCGGCTTAGGTGGAGTAGCACCTGTCAAACCTAAGACTTTATTAAGTCTTTCTTTAAGTTCGTCGTAAGATTTGAACTTATCTGGTGCTACAATTTCATCCAAAGAGTGCTGCTGTTGCCAGATTTCTTCCAGTTTGTCGTCATCATCTGACAACGCACTTGGCGAATCGAAAGTAGAATCATCATAATTCCAGTAGCTTTTGCCATCAGAACCTCGGACAGTGCTGATTCTCATTCGGTAATTAGCACCTTCCCAAAAATCAAAAATATTGACCTTCTCTTCATCGTCGTAGACAGGCTTAAGCTTTTTGGCAATCATATCATGGATTTTTGTGCCGTACTTAAAGAGAAAAACCTTCCCCTCGTTTTCTGGATTAACAGGATCCTTAACAACCAAGATATTTGAATAGTAATTCAAATTTCTTTTTTGTCGTCTTACTTGCTGTCTTTCTGGGGTATTATCAGAGTCAACAGAATTCCAAAGCATGGAATTGTACTCTGAACAAGGATCGGCAGTCCCTTTTGCCAAAGTAGTTAAGGAATTTTCCACATAATAACCACCCGGTCCCTGAAAGAAGTGGCTGTAAAGATGGACGACAGGCGATTCTTCACCTTTACACTCCGGAAGAAACCGAATGATGAATTGTCCGTTACCGTCTTTTCCAACCGAAGGTTTCCAGTATTTTTCTTGGTCTTCAGAGTAACCACGCTGATTTGCTTCTTCCATCTTTTTAAGAAGGGCATCCATACTGGATTTACGTTTTGATTTGAGTTCTTGTAAGCTCATTTACTTTCCTTATTTGTCTTGTAGTGTCTTGTACTGTCTTTTAGTTTTTTTGTCCACTGTAAATTTCATAGATATAATTTTTGTATACTTCTGTACGAATGTTGATAAAAGGTCTATATTTCATCAACTTCATATTTATGTCACCCCAAAGAGGATCTTTGAGGTGACTTCCCCAATACTTACAGCCGTCTATTAGTTTATCGACAACTGATAATGTGTCAAGGGATATTTTACCCGAAAAATAATCTGATATTATTTCGGGGTAGCCTTCTTTGACGATGATCGCTTGGTCGAAGTTTTCGTACTGCTTGATTTCTTCCTTGAAGCTGTAGTCGAAGCTTTGCTGGTACTTTTGCCACTTTTTGTGGATTTTTTCACCTCTTTCAGAGAGGATGTCCGTGATATAAAAATCAGGGTCATTTGAGAGTACAGATACAAGCAAAGTGTGTACGCTTGGTCTAGAGGCCATTTTAGCAAAGAGATAATTGTCTGTACGTTTTTTGAAAGATTCTTCATTTACATTTACCTTTCCGTTGTATTTAAAAAAATCATAAGTCTCAGTTTTGAAGTGTTGTTTCAGGGCTAAGTAGAGTCTATAACATTTGAATGGTGTCACAGTATCGCCGTATTTGCATCCTTTTGGAGGAGATTATATTTTCGGCTTTCGATCTCCAACTTAATCTTTAAGACTGGATTCTTTTTAACCATTTTATATATAATCTCTTCTTCCAAGTTTTCACGTTTCATAATCTCCATGATAGCTTCCATGTAGGTTATGTCCGAACCGAGTACCATATTTTCGACAGCAAGTCCAAATTTTCTGTATGTTTCTAAAGTGTTTTTCATATATAAATTAAATGAGACCTAATTCTGTTCTAGCCTCAAGATACTCCCTTACAATTCCGCTTCTTACGATATCATTTATTCCCATTTCCACATGAGTGAAAGATGGCATCAAACGGATTGTTTTGAAAAGATTACCAATACCACTTTCTTCCTGACCCTTTGTTGCAAAGTCAGATTGTCTAAAATCACCACAAAAAATTATACGAGAGTTTTGACCCATTCGTGTTATGACTGTAGATATTTCATGGTCATTTAAATTTTGGACCTCATCTACAATAACCACACAGTTTTCAAAAGTTAAACCTCTAAGAAAGGAAGTAGGTGAAAAATCTACCATCTTTCTCATTTTAAGTTGAGTGTACGCATCATCTCTATCAAACAGTCTAGAACAAATCTCATAGTATGGTTCTTCATAAGCTCTCATCTTATCTCTTGCAGAACCCGGCATAAAACCAAGCTCTCGTGCCGAAACAGCACTTCTAATGATGATTACCTTTTCAATTTTTGAATCTGAAAGAAGGTCTTTAAGTGCAAGATATAGACTAATAAAAGTCTTTCCTGTACCCGGAAGCCCATGAACCAAAATATGCTTCTTCTCAAAATATTGATTAAAAATCTTTTTTTGATTGTCGGTCTTTGGTCTTACATTTTCTAAAACTAAACTTTTTTCAAATGATTGTCTTTTCTGTTCTTTAATATGATTGGCGTTTTTTTGTCTTGCTTTTCTAGCCATTCCATTCCCTAAAATGTATTAACAGTGCTACCCTTGTGAGCTTTCTTAGTTTCTCTTAGAAGGTCTCTAAAATTATCATCTGGCTTAATTCTGCCCAATCTATGGGGATCAGCAAATCCGGGTGTTGCTAAACACAACTGAAGATTTTTATTCTCTTCGAGATATGCGTCCCTCTCAGAGAGGGACATAATTTTAGTTGTTAAATCACCAGTTTTCTTGTCTTTAAATGTGTAAGATGGCATTAATTCCATTCATCCCTATAATCATCTCTGTAAGGATCATTCTTTTTCCTATTCAGATTTTTTTGTCTTTTAAACTTTTGAAAATTAATATCTTCAAATTCATCATAATAATCTTCATTAATTAATTCTGACTTTTTATTAGATCTTCTTTTCATTTGAACAAGTCCGGGAAGGCTCTCTCTGTTAGTTTTTGAGTTACATTTTTAACAGGAATTTCTTTATCTTTCATTCCAATTAAAATTTTAGCATCATCTTTATCGACGGTTTCGAGCATACCAATAAAAAGACTTTCTCTTTTGAGATCGGTAATGTTTGGATTGCCACCTTCAATAAAAAGATAAAGCTTTTTGAAATGATAATACAAATTGCCTTGTTGATCTGGAAAATCATTTTCTTTGTATGGAGGAGTTCCCTCTGGTAAAAGAAACTTGATTCTTGGATCAAAGGCATATTTCAAAATAGCTCTAAGAGGATTGTTTCCCCTATAACTTCTCATAACTTTAACACGATCTTGAAAAGAGGCTTGTTCACCAATCTCATGCAAGATCTCTGAAATACTTTTTCTAACCATTTTAATCCTTATTTTTTAAATAATCTTTAGTCATTTCAATCAATTTGTTTCTGTATTTATTATTCACAGAAACGAAGAGATGTGTATTCAATCCATCTTCGGTAAATCCAATTGGATCATATAAATTATCAAATACAATAGAGAGATCATAATCAACATTCTCAAGAAGGCAGAATACGGCATAAAGTGATTCCTTAACCATTGCTAGTTTTGGCTGAAGTTCATCAAAAAACCCTTCATCTTCAGTATCAATGTGGTTCATATGACCACTTCTTTCGATCATTCTCATCAAGATACCAAAGAGTTCATTTGACATTTCATCACAATATGCCGACTTAAGACTCATTAAATCCTTTTCTACGTCAGGTTCGTATTCACTTTGTTTTGTTTGTTTACCAAAACTAATTACATTATTAGAGTTCATTTCTTTCCCATAAAATATTTTTCAAAAGTTGATCCCATTCTTTAATACGAACGTCCCAAGAATAAAAATTATCGTAGAACAGTTTTTGCTGAAAGATCATATGTTCCACATCATCTTTACTCTCAGTAATAGTTGTAATCATATTATCAAGAATATTTGTGAAAATGTTTGCGTGTTTATTGTGATTTGGCGTCCACTGATAAGTGATTCCCCAAGAAGTTGCCGTCTCAGGAAGTGCTGCATAATTTGGTGCCAACATCAAACAGCCCGCATCTAAAGCTTCGATTGCACAAAGACAAGATGTTTCCGGCCAGATATTTGGATATGCAAAAATATCTGCCTTCTTTAAGGCTTCTCTAATCACGTCATTTGGCTGAGTACCGTGATAATGAATTTTTGGATGCTGATTACATCTGTCGAAAAGATCTTCATACGGCTTATCTCTCTCAGCCCATCCATAAAGATTGAAACTGGAATAGACATCTAGTTCAATATTATCGTGCTTTTCGGCAAGATATTCAAATGCTGGAACCAAAAGCTCCAAACCACGGTGAGGTGTTGAATGATATATCAATCTTACAATACCGTCTTTAGGCTTTTCTGTCATTTCAATCGGCTCAATGGCATTCTTAATGACATAGCAATCATCCCAGTTAAGACCATATGTATGAATATATTCATTCATTTGCCAATTAGAAACAAAGACAAACTTAGCAAACCTATCTCTGCTGGCTTTATCGGCCAGATGTTGTGATTCAGGATCGTTTGGAAGATCGTGTAACCACAAGATAGGAATTTTATTTTCGTCAATCTCTCTGACTCTAGAGCAAATAATTTGAAACTTGTCTGACAATTCAGGATCAAGTTTTTCAGCCAAAGCAGTTGCCATGAGTTCAGTTCCACCCATAGCATTCTTACTCAACTCATTTCTTTCAATTTCAGTCATATTATCCCTTAAGTAGCATTCTGTTCACAGATTCAGTCAATTCTTGATATCCACCGACTTTCTGACCATCCAAAACAATAATCGGAACAGTCTTTACGCCCGGAAACATCTCAAACAATTCTGTTTTAGAAACGTCTCTTCCTAAAACATATTCTGTATATGTATGGCCCTTTTCTTTAATAAGATCCTTTGCTTTAACGCAGTAGGAACAGTTCTCTTGCGTGTAAATGATGTAGTTGTTCATTCTTATCTCCTTATTTTTCATAAATAACAACAAATGTATTTACTGTCAACAGGGGTCAATATGTGCGTTGTGTACTGGATTCGAACAAAAAACGTAACAGATGTCAATGATGGATATATTGGCGTTACTTCTAAGACCCCCCAAAAAAGGCTTGAAGAGCATAACAAAAAAGGTCGTTTTTGTTTCTACGGGAAAAAGGAAGACTTAATTATCGAAACCTTGTTTGAGGGGAGCGCAGAGGAGTGCTTCGCTAAGGAGAAAGAGCTAAGACCTTCTGAAAGAATCGGTTGGAACATAGCCCCCGGAGGAGAGGGTGGCTATAAAGGAAACCATTTTGTGAGAGCTAATGGAATGCCTTGGAACAAAAAGGCCCAAGAAAAAAGAAGACAAATGATTAAAGAAGGAAAGATCAAGGTTACGGGAAGCACAGATCCCGAAGTTCATAAAGAAGCTGGAAAGCGACTGAAAAGAAGAGCGCCTTGGCAGTACACAATCAAAGATAAATACACCGGACAACTTCATACTGTATTTGGTAGAGAGGGAATCTCTAAAATCATAGACTCCGCTCCTGTGGGATCAAAAATACATAAATTTTTACACGGTCAAAACGACCAATTTGAATTATTGAGCAAAACACCAAGAGTTAAGGATTAGGAATTTGTGTACTGTCGTTGCAAAATATCTTCCAGAATACGGCTGGGTTCTTGCTAAGAACCGAGATCGTAACTACAAGCCTGTTGTTTCTATTAAGCAATCTAATAGAAACGGAGTGCAAAGACTCTACATGCAAGATGACAAGACACGATATACAGAAGGCGTGAATGAGTTTGGTGTAGCAATTCTTTCTGCATCTATCATGGTCAAGAAAGACGAAAAGGAAGGTGCTGCTGCTGGCTCAGATGATCAATCTGAAAGAACTTACTATGCACCTGACGGTATCCGTATCAGAACTGCACTTTTTAAAAGGTCAGCAAAATCTGCTTTGAACACTCTAATCAAACTACAGATTCCGGGAAATACGCTTATTGCAGATGTTAATGAGTGTTACATTCTTGAGGGAGCGTTCAGGGACTATCATGGTCCTAATAAAAAGTATGAGTACACTTACAAAAAACTGAAAAAGACTGACGGTATTGTAAGAACAAATCACGGAATCGACATGCCTTGGGCTGGTTATCAAAATAACAAAGATAACCCACATGAAAAGGCATCCAGAAAATCTTCTGAAACAAGAATGAAAATTGTTCTACAGCAACTGAAGTCCATCAAAACACCTGAAGACATGCTACAAGTTCTCTCTTCTCAGCCTGAAAAAGATCCACAAATGAATCCTTTGAGGCACGATGAAAAAAGAAAAGCTATGAGAACAACTGGTCAACTTCTGTGTATTCCTAAAGAAAGAACACTACATTACAGACCAACGTATTCTGAAATTACACTTAAAAATTATAATGCTTTAAACAACCAGAAGAGTAAAACCTTCTTCGAAGTGATTTCATCTAGAAAACTTTTCGACATCTAAGGATATAAAATGTTCAAAAGACTGCTACTCGTAGCAGTGTTATTTGTTATTCCAAATATTGCATTTTCACAAAATGAACCGATAGTGACTGAAAATTACACTGAAAGCACTGTTGACTCCACTACTGAATCTACAACAACTGTAATTACAGCTCCTCCTTCTGCAATTGCACCTAATATTAACACAGCAAACTCCGACATCTGTACTATCGGAGTTTCTGGTGCTGTCCAAACACAAATTTTAGGCATTTCTGCTGGCTCTACAGTAAGAGACATGAATTGTGAAAAGCTTAAAAATGCTAAAACTCTGTATGATATGGGAATGAAAGTTGCAGCCGTATCAGTGATGTGTCAAGATCCTAGAATTTTTACAGCCATGATGGATGCAGGAACACCCTGCCCCATAGATGGAAAAATAGGAGAACAAGCCAAAGAAGAATGGAATGATCCAGCAAACCAAGGCCGTAGACCAGACACAGACAAAAGAGGCATTAACATTGATCAAGATACTAGAACCACCCTTATTGGCGGTGCTATTGTTTTTGGCATTCTCGCCGTACTCTTGGGGTCAGGATAGCATTTACGGCGTAACAAATAATGCTGCTCAAAATGGACTGAATTGGTCGATGGCTGGTGTTCTACCTGACTTCTCTTCACCAAACGTTAGCCTGCAAGTAAATGGTGTGACTTACTATTACGTCATATCCAAAGATCCTTCTCAAGAATCTAAAGTATATATTCGTAATGAAGATCTAATAAACGGTGGCTATGTTTTTGAAGAAGTTGACGATTGGTCTGGTTTACCCGGAAACTCTATTCAAAAGAATTTTAGATTTTCAGGAATACCCGGAGAACATTGGGGCCAAGGAAGCATAGAGGTCGAAGGAGATGGTACAATTTCAGATCCTTCTATGATCTATTCTTACAGAATGGACATCACGCCAAATAGCATTATCTGTACAAATCCTTTGTCAGACCCGTCATGTCCCGGTTTTTTAGAAGCAGTTTATAAATACGTAAGTGGGATTGAGATCATGACGCCTGATGAAGAGTTTTATGAATATTGGCTCAGTTTACAGGAATCCCGAAAAGTTGAAGTTGAAGAAGACGATGTAGTAATTTTAGAGGAGGAAGACGAAGAATTAGAATTACTTTTAAGATCTGATCCTACTGTCGGTGGTTTAATCGACATAAGCAGACAAGAAGACAGATTAAAAGAGTTATCAAATATTCCTCTCCTCCATCCATACTATAATATCTCTTATCAAGAAAATGAATATCCTGATAAGTATGAACTTGAAGATAAAAAAATGCCTGATAATAACAGGGCGTTGAGACAACTGGCAGGATCAGCCAAATATTATTCTATGGTACGCTCTCAATATGATAGAGAAGTAATAACCGGAGAATAAAAAATGTTAAGAACTCTCTTAACGTTGTCTGCGTTTTTTGTTGCAGGTCTTGTTTATGCAGAATCTGTTCCAATTACAGGCAGCGTGTCATCTAAGTGCAGTATATATACTGACACAGCTGGCGTTTACGGAAATCCTACGCCAAATACACTCAGCACAGACCCCGTTGATGGTGGAGTATTTCCTGTCGTAAGATATGACGTTACTGTTGCAGACTATTATACTGCAAAAATTTCTTGGCCTGAGAACTTTGCTTCTTCCCCAAATCTAACCGATGCTCTCAATTGGGACGGAGAAGTTACCGTTTCATCTACATCAGATGCTCTCATGTCTGGTTATGAAGCGGCAAAGGTAGAATACAATAACGTAACAGAATATGATTTATCTGTCGCTGGATCTACTTGGTTTCAAATTGATTCAGAAGTGTCTTATGGTTTCGGAAAATCATTTCCGGGTGGCGAATATTCCGCAAACATAGTTGCTGAATGTATTGCAAACTGATGAAAAAAATCATCTTGTCAGTGGTAGGAATTTTATTTTCTACCACTGCTTATCCTCACGAATGGACACCTACTTATCCTAAGTTTGAACCATCATTCTTGGACGGTATTGTCGTGACAACAATGAAAATTTTTAACAAAAGAGAAGATGTAAACTATTACGAAATCTCAGTTTTTGACGAAAACTGGAATACTGTACCTTTTGCTTCTTCTGAAAAGATATTGAATGTCCCGTATTTGGGTCAAAAGAATATAGACATTTACGTCCGAAGAGATGACTGTGATCGTATCAAATACATTTGCACCACATCAAAGCAGTTTTCTCCGAATGCTGCAAGCTCTGGTATAGACTCTAGGATCTGCTCAAAGGTGTAATATGATTAACTATAACGTATCAAGATTAATCCTTCTAGCACTCGTTTTTATTTTACTATATGCCTCTGTTGCATTTGGTCAATCTAACTCACTCAACCTATCTTTACCATCTGCTCCCGGCAGTTATCAATCTGATAGGTTTAAAGCTGGTGATTTGGATTGTTCTAATGCAATCGGTTCAGCCACTAATTTAGAATTAGGGGTGACTGGCATTATTGGCAGAGGATATACAGATCCTCTTGATGGTTATGTAGATTCAAGAGTTGGAGATGTTGGTGTCTTTGCTAGAATTGTCATTCCTTTAGGCCAGAAACCTAAATCAAGAATTGACTGTAATGAACTTTATCAACTTGAACTTCGAAAAAAACAATTAGAAGTTATGAGACTTGAACAAGAAATTCGACAACTAAGAGCACTCCAATTCCAAAACTCAGGCTGACGGAGACAACTATGTATGAGTACAAATGTAAAATACTGAGAGTTGTGGATGGTGATACCGTTGATATCGATATTGATCTTGGATTTGGCATGTGGATGCACAAAGAACGTGTGAGAATGATGGGGATAGATACACCCGAATCAAGAACATCTGATAAAGTAGAAAAACAATTTGGACTAGCTAGTAAAAATAGACTCAAAGAAATTCTTCCTGTTGGTTCTTCACAAGTTCTAAAAACAGAAATCGACAAGAGCGGTGAAGATGCAAAAGGTAAGTTTGGTCGTATCCTTGGCGACTTTTTGATTGAAGAAAAAAGAGCAACAGAAATTCTCATCGAAGAAGGTCATGCTGTTCCTTATCATGGTCAGAGCAAGGATGACGTTCATTTACAGCATATGGCTAATAGAGAGCGTCTTTTAAACGAAGGCAAAGTTTCATTAGAAGGAGTAAAATAATGACTGAAGAACAAAAACAAACACAAACAAAGACACAAACACCTGAAATTGTTGATATGCCTGAAGGTAAAATGGAAATTTCCCTCAGAGTATTAAGCAACGAACTAATTGGTGTGAAAATGTCTGTTGATGATATGAAAATGAAATGGGTTGTTATCGGTGTGGGCGCTATCGGTGTTCTGCTTTGGGCGGCATCAGCATTTGCACCAGAATTAACAACTATGTTCGATACTTTGGGAGGATAAAATGGCAGCTAAAACATTAGAGAAGGATTCGATATATAATCAATTCGATGCTGATGGTGATGGTGTCATTACTGACGAAGAAATGGCTAAAGGTGAAAAAATGCTACAAATTGAAAATGAGGATAAGAGACAGGATGCACAACGAAACATGGCATGGTTTGCTCTGTTTGGTATGCTCCTTTATCCATTCTCAATTATTTTAGCCAGCGTTTTCGGTCTTGAAAGTGCATCTTCTTTACTGAAAGATATTGCACCTACATACTTTGTATCCGTTGCTGCAATTGTTGCAGCTTTCTATGGTAAAGAGGCTTTAACAGCAAACAAAAAATGATTTCAATTTACGAAGATACCGAAGAAGATCTATATTGGAAGACAGCAGATCCAGACGAATTATGGGTAGTGGATAAACTTATCCTGTCCCGTAAGCTTGGCTATACGTGTGGTCCTGTGGGAACTGATGTTCCTAAACCAGACTATTATATTGTGAGACCTTGTGTCAATGCACTTGGTCTTGGACTTGGTGCCAAAAAACTATGGATCGAAAAATATACACTGAACTTAAATGTTGGTCACTTTTGGTGTGAGTGGTTTGAAGGTAGACACCTATCTGTAGATTATGAATACGGCCAACAAGTTCTTTGTGTTGAAGGTATCAAATCAGACGATACTTTTGTGAAATGGGATAGATGGGTAAAAACAGATGATCAAGTTCCCCTTCCTAAAATACTTGAGGAATTTAAAAACAAACCCAGAATAAACTGTGAGTTTATTGGTGACAAGTTGATAGAAGTCCACTTTAGATCCAATCCTGATTTTCGTAAAAACATTTCTGAATTTATTCCTGTATGGAAAGAACAATCAACTAATCCTCCAAAGGGATACGTATATATAGAAGATCCCGAAGTCCACGATAGAGTAGGAGCATTTGTCAAATGGCAGACAAAGACTTAGGTGAAGAATTAGAAAAATTAGAAGATGGTATCGAAAATCTAAAAAACAAAGAGTTTAAGATTTTCGGAATCAAAGTCACTGCAGTAACTGCAGGAGCAGCATTTGGCCTCGTATCAACAGTGATTGGCGGTTTGTACGGTGCATTTACTGTATATAATGATTATATGGATATGAAGGAACAGATCCAGTCTTACGTTGCTCCAGATCTTTCTTCAATTGTTGAGCAACTTTCTGTGATTGAAGAAAAAATGAAAGCTTCAGAAGACTCAGTTGTACAAGCAACAGATTACGCTAGAGACATTAGAAATGATCTCAAAGAGGATGTCACAAGAGTTGAAGATCTAGTTGATCGTCTAAAAGATGATGTAAGAGAATCTGAAAAAGAAGTAAGAGAAATTATTGATTTGGCAGATCAAAGATTCGACAACAAAAGAGATCAACTGTATCAAGACACCGATAGAGAAATGAGAGAGCTTGAAGCTAGACTTTCAAGAAAGATTCAATTGTCTCTTGATAATCCTTTATCTAATTAATAATTTTATTAATTTTTTCCTCGAACTGTTCGACCTTTTCTAGTCTATTAGGCCAATAGATATAATCTTTATCATTATTCTTTTTTAAGTTAGTGAGAAGAGGTACAATGGCATTGTAAAGATTATTTAGCTTCTCTTCATAAGTAGAGGCAGTTGCAGTAGCTTCTTCAACTTCAGCAGTTGCTTTCTGTAAAGACTCCAGTTCAGATTCATCTACTACAGAAAATCCAAAATCAAAAATTTCTTCCGTCATTCGAAGTGTTGCCCTTCCTCTATAAGAATACCTTCAGCAAAGATACCTACCTCATTTAATTGTGCCGAAGATTTAGCCTGAAATATAATATCAGTGTTTCCAGAATATTTAAATGGAAGTCTTCTTTGAATATTCATCTGATTGACAAATGTAGTTTCAGCAACTCTTAGCTCAACTCCATTATCTTGTCCAACAAAGTTTCTAAAAGTCAAATACTTGTTGGCGTTGGCAGTAGCTGAAAAGGCGTCAATTCTGTAAAGATAAAAATTATGACCTGCAGGTACTGTATAGAAAGATGTTTGATTCTTACCATCACCTCTTCTTATCTTGCCGTATATTGGAGATCCCGTATTACCACAAAGCGTAACCATGCCATTTGCATTGCCAGATGTAGTAATCATTGTGTTAATTCTAAAGAACTCTTTAGTAAGATTTACCTCTGTCGTACCATTTAGATTAACCACTTCAACTAAAGATTCGTAGTTTGAATCTAGTCCAATAATCTTGATTGTTACGTCTGTGTCTGTAGCATCAGAACTTTTAATTTCCATACCCACATTAGCAGTAGGGAATGGGTAAGAAGTATTAGATTCCCAAAGAGGAATAAAATCTGTTGATACGTTTGCGTTGTAACCAAAGATGTTCACAACCTGAGAATACTTAGTGAGTCCTCTTGCTATATTCAGCTTGTCATCATCTGTAGCATAAAAGACTGGATTATATGCCATTATGGATCCAATTCTTCTTCAGGAAACAAATCAGGATTAGCTTCTTGATAAGCAGAATTCAAAGCTTCCTCCGAATCGTATTCTACCACTGTTGCATCATCTGGATGATCACAAATAGTACCTTCAGAAATAGAAACTGGTTTGCCATTAATCATCCAGTGTCCAGAGGTTTTTCTAATCATCAGGTTCCACCTCCGTCTGTAATTGTCCAACCATGATTATTAATAAGGTTTGTTCTAGCTGTTTCAGCAGCACTGCCTGTTGTATACCGAATAGGACTATTCGGGTTGTAAAAGCGCCAAGATCCACCATTTGAATAACCGACTACAGCAGAAACATCTGCTTCCCAAGCCACTAAGATTTGATCATATTTAGCAGTATTAATACCAGTTGTTCTAAATGCAAAATTATATTCACTTGTAACATTTGTAATGTCCCAAGTATCTATATCTATGATAGATGTTAACCGATCCGTGTCATAGAACATTTGATACACATTTGTCAAACTAGATGTATCCCATCCACCTAGTCCTAAAATACTTATTCCACCAAAACTAAAGAACATATTCTCCATAATAGTAACACTTGATGTATTCCATCCAGT